ATTCATTTAATCAACCTCTTAATAATTGGAACGTTTCAAATGTTACAAATATGAGTTATATGTTTTATGGAGCAAAATCATTTAACCAACCTATTAATAATTGGGACGTTTCAAATGTTACAATTATGGGTGCTATGTTTTCTGGAGCAAAATCATTTAACCAACCTATTAATAATTGGGACGTTTCAAATGTTACAAATATGAAACATATGTTTTATAGTGCAGAATCATTTAATCAAGAAATTAATACAAAAACTGTAACTAATAAAGATAAAGGTACATATTATGCATGGGATGTTTCTAATGTTACAAATATGAGTTTTATGTTTTATCATGCAAAATCATTTAACCAACCTATAACTTCCTGGAACGTTTCAAATGTTGGATATATGATTTATATGTTTTGTGGTGCAAGATCATTTAATCAACCTCTTAATAATTGGGACGTTTCAAATGTTACAAATATGGTACGTATGTTTTGTTATGCAAGATCATTTAATCAACCTCTTAATAATTGGGACGTTTCAAATGTTGTAAATATGAGTCTTATGTTTTGTTTTGCAAAATCATTTAATCAACCTATTAATAATTGGAACGTTTCAAATGTTACAAATATGAGTGAGATGTTTAAGAATGCTGTAGTATTTAATCAACCTCTTAATAATTGGGACGTTTCTAATGTTACAAATATGAAACGTATGTTTAAGAATGCTGTAGTATTTAATCAAGATCTTAGTTCTTGGAATATCGATTATAAAATACTAGGTATTTATAAACCGTGTAAAAAAAAAATTAATGTAACACAACTAGATGAATTTGAATTAGATAAAGAATGTCATATTTGTCAGAACACTGAAACAAATAATAATATTATTAAAGTAAATTGCTGTAATAATAATTATCATAAAGATTGTTTAATAAAATGGTTGAATATTAATAAGACTTGTCCTACTTGTCGTAACAAATTTTAATTTACACATTTTAATTTATCATCATTTTTATGAACATTTCCAAAATAATTTAATTTGCAGTCAACTGCTGCTTCTTTTAAATTTTTTTCAAAAACTGAAATTATCTCATTTTTTTTATATGCCATATTCAATATATATTTATCTATTGTCATTTTATTATTAGGATGTACTGCTACATAAATATATATATCAACGTGTCTTTTACCTTTTGGTAAATCTTTGTGTGAGCAAAATCTAACACCTCGCCCGATAACTTGTTCTAATCTTGATAAATTCCAATAAGGTTCCATAATATGTATTTCTGATACTCTTAGTAAAGAGACCCCTTCTTTAATAGCGGGTGATCCTAATATAATTTTTAATTTGCTACCATTTTTATTATCATATTGATTAAATATGTCTTTAATTTCTTCTTTAACTTCGTGTTTCTCATCACCACTCCAAACAGCAAATCGTTTTTCTCCTTCACCGAAATCTTTATAATTTTTAAATCCGTGATGTTCTAGTACTTTAACAAAAGATCTAATACCACCATATTCCTTAAAATTAGAATAAATAAATATTGGTCCTTCTGATTGTTTTACTTTTTTTAAAATTTTATAAAATTTAATTGAATATTCTTTTAAATTACTCATTAATAACTTTTCCTTTTGCAATAAATTATATCCATCTTTATTAATCTCTTTTTTAGGAAAAGCTATATTTGATATAATTCTTGATCCTATAAAAAAATTGTTAGGTAATTGTAATATATCACCCGTTCTAAATGGACCCTCTTCTGTAGCAACAGTTTTATACGATTTATACTGATAATCACTCATCCTACACTTAACTATCGTTATATTCTTCTTTGGAAATGATACAGGTGGAGCACCACGATAATAACTAATTAATCCTTTCGCTAATGCTTTAAACTTATTTAAGTTTTTAGTTTTATACACAAGTTCGTTTTTTGCATTCTTAGACGTTTTTAAAAATAATTCATTAAATTTCGACCCTACTGGAAATTCATTCTTTAACTTCAACAAATTTAATGTAAGTGCAATCTCGATTGGCTTATCAAACATAGGTGTTCCACTTAATAATACTATCCTTAAATCATCCGGAGCTTTTTTTATACTGTTGTAAATTGTATTGTAAAATGTACCTGTTTCTGAAACTACATTCTGTACCTCATCTATTATTAGTAATGTATTATTTAACTTAATCTTCTTGTTTTTTAACTTCTCCACAAACTTATTATAACTAAGTATCGTATAATACTTATTTATCTTCTTATCCACCTTCTTAATTATTTCCTTATACTTAGATTCATTCGGCTTATAATTACTTAATTTCTTTCTGTCAACTGGTTTCAAATACTCGTCTCCTGTACAATTACTCCTTAGCTCTTTGAAAAAATTACCCATTAATGATGCTGGAGTAACAACAATTATGTTTCTACTCTTTTTAAAATTTTCTGCAATTGATACAGCAGCACAAGTTTTACCCGCACCAATTTGATGAAATAATAGTATTCCTTTATAAGGAGTAGATGGATTTATAAATTCTGATACAAATTTCTGTGGTAACTGTAATCTAAATTTTGATGGATAACATATATCATCCGAAGTTAATTTATCGTCCTTAATTTTATACTTTTTAAATATTTTATTAATCTTTTTATAAAAATCAATATCATCTATTTTAGGATATTTCACCATACCTTACTAATATTAAGATTTTATTTCTAATATAATTCCAAAATGATCCGACATTACATACTCCTTCTCAACATAATAATTCTTCACTTCTACATTTTTTACATATGCCCTGTCTATTCTAGATCTTATTTTATTACTAATTAAAGGATTATCTACTCCATCATACGTATATTTAGTTTTATCAAAACCAAGATCATATACATCTATAAAATTATCATATTTAATTTTATCACAATCTTTTTTTTGTAAATTAGTATCTGATATAAAAACTACTTTATCAAATTTATTTAATAAGGTTATTGAATTATTAAATTGGTTTATTTTATTATTATTAAATTTATTAAACTCTGATTCTAGGTGTGTAGTGCTGATAATTATGTTATCTATTTCACAGTAAATCAGTGATCTCCTCATTTTTGAATTTTTAAATGAATAAATATTTTTATCTTTCATAATATTCTTTGAAATAACACATACGCCATAAAAATCTTCATCTAAATCAATATGAATAAAAGGATATTCTTTTTCTATTTTTTTATATATTTTAGATATTACATTTTTAGTTATTTCTTGAAAACATAAAACATCAAAATTATTATTTTTAATATAATCAATTAGTATTTTAGTTCTTTCTTCTTTGATAAAGTTATCAAACCAAACATTTAAACTAAAAATTTTCATTTTAATATTATTAATTAAATAATGTTTAGATAAAATTAATAATATTATAATTTTTACAAATATTTTTTATTAAATATAACCGTCTTTCAAATGGTGTTTTTCCTTTTGCTCTTTTCCTCATATTCTTTATTGTTCTTTCGAATGATAAAGCCTGATTTTTTGATAAATCAGTTACTATTACTTTTGGAAACCATAATCCAGCTTCTTTATTAATTTTAGTATATCTTGCACCACCTGATATTTCGTTATTATGTTGTCTTACTCTACGAACGACGTCAGTTGATACTCCTAAATAGGTTTTCTTATTATACGAATTTTCTAATAAATATAAACTCCAATTAGTTTCCATTAATATATATTATATACCAAAATTTGGTTTTAAATACACAATTTCTGATTCATCTTTTTCTAAATCTAATAATCCATAAATTGAATATGGAACATTTTTTGAAATTGTTGCACATGACATTACTGATACTAAAATTTTATCCATTTTAATTTTATAAGATTTTAATACATTATGATCATCAATATCTATTACTTCATAAATTATTTCATTTTTTAAATCTTCTTGTAAATTAATTTCACTATTAGATATTTCATTAAAAATATTTTTAAAATTCATTTTTCCATGAACTGAACTATCCTTAGAATCAAAATCATCAATAGGAAACTGTAAATCAAAATCATCATATAACTCGTCCCTTTTACTTATACTTGAACTATTACTTGATTTAGATTCATCTAATAATTTATCTTTTGTATTATGATTTTTATAAGACAGATCAAAATCAAAATCATCATAAATTTGCTCTCTTGGATTACTAACACTTATGGATGTACTAGATTTTTGTTCATCTAATTTATTATTAAATGTTAATAATCCAAAGTCTAAATAATTTTCATCAAATTTAAATAAATTAAAATTAATAAAATTATCATCTTTTAATAAAAATGCATAATTTGTTTTATCTTGATGACCTGAGATAATAGTATTTATATTCAATTCATTCAAAATTTGATTAATCTGAATATTATTATGAAAAGGTCTTCCTGTTCTAGTATCAATTGGATTAAAATTAGAATTAGTAAAATTACCATAAAGATTATTTATTCTATATATATTAGAATTAATATTACAAAAATCAGACCATAAAAATCCTTTTGGTAAATTTATATTATTATAATCTAGTTTAATTAAACTATTATTATAATTATCATCTAAAAAATCTCTTAAAAAATTATTTTTTGTGTGGTGATAATCAATACCTCCATGACAAAACTGATACCATTTTGATCTATTTTTTTTTACAAATAAAGCTAAAGGTAAATATTCTATCAAATTTTCTAATTTTTGTTTTAAGTCACTATTTAATTGATTATTCATTTCTAAATTAAATCCATACATTGAATACGTATTTTTTTCTTCATGATTACCATTTAAAATAAATACTTTCTCATCTTTTTGATTATTTATATAAAATAACATGTATATAATATAAAGACATTCAATACCATATGGCCCTCTATCTACTATATCTCCTAAAAATACTAAATAATGATTCTCAATTAATTGATAATTATTATTTAATATTTTATTATTTTTTAATTGTTGTATTACATCAATTAGTGAATGAATACTACTATGGTAATCACCTAAATAAATAATCTTTGAATTAGAAGGTAATATTTTTTTTATAATATAATCCTCTGAAATATTATTACCTGTTGAATTATTTGTAATTTCTGGATTAATATCTCTATAAATTTTAGTAACTCCATCAATTAACTTATCTAATTTTTCAAAATCAATTAACATATACTTTTCTAAAGTATACATTAAATAATTTACATATAAAAAATTTATATCATAATCAAAATTAATATCAAAATTAAAATTAAATTTATCTTTATAATTTTTTTTTTCTATTAATAAATTATTATCTGATATTTTTAATTCATTAAAATCTTTATTAAATTCATAATTATTTTTTAAAATATCATCATTATTCAAATGTTTTATTGAATCAAAATTAAATTTAAACTTATTATAAAACTCATTTTTATTTCTTAAAAATTTATTAACTTTTTCTAATAATTTATTATGTATTTCATTAAACTCTACAATTTTTTTTTCTATATATTCTGAATTTAACTCTTTAAAATAATTTTTTTCTTTAGAACCTAAATTAATAATTAAATCATTCAAATCTTTTACATATTGATCAATACTTAAATTATTTGAATTAGATAATAACATACTTCCTCCTTCATACTTTATTTTGTATTTATATACCATATATATATATATATATAAATACTTAGATATATATCAATAGTTTACTTATCAAATGGATTTTTTTTAAATTTAAAATATACATCACGACATAAATTAACATCATCATCTAATAAACCATTTTTTGTAATATTTTCAAAAGATTCACCATTTAATAATCTTAATATAAAATTTAATGAATATACACCACATTCTGAATTTTTAAACTGATGTCTGTTATGATTATATTCAACATTTAATTTAGACTCAATCTTATTCTTATAATCTTTATTCATAAAAGAATCTGTTAAATTTAACTCACTACACTCATTCTTACAATAATCCTTACTGTAACACCATTTACTTATTCTCTTTACTAAATTTCTAATTCGTTTTTCTGGTCTTATACCATACGAATCAAAAAAATAAATCTGATTTTTATTTAAATCACAAAATAATGCAACCCAATGACTTCCTGTTTGCCAATGCTCATCTAAATTAAAAACAAAACCTAGCCTTTTTATTCCTGAATTAAATAACTCATCATAATCTATTTCTCTAATTCCTACAAAAGGTAAATCATCAAAATCTATAGGAACAGCACCAAAAAATTTAAAATCTTTATATTTTTCCTCATATTGCGACATTACATCATTAATATGTAATGTGTTTAACCATTCAAATTTACCTTCCGGTCCATCTGGTCTAAATGTATTATTTAAAATATCCTTGTCTTTCATTTTTTTTATAAAATCTTGTTTTAACCAACATATTTGATCATCACATACATTTTCTAAATTTTTAGTTAACTGTTTTAATAAATCCTTTTTATTGTCACTTATATTAATTTTTTTTCCTTCTACTCTTCCCTTATCTAAATGTAAATTGTATGCTATAGATATTTTTTTTAAATCTTCTATTGTAAAACAACTCCCATTATTATATTTTTTTGTTGGTGCACATTTATTATCCTCTACCATATAATTAATTTATATAAAAATTATTTTATAAATAATTTATATTCACCATTTTCTACTTGTCCAATTTTTATTACCTCTTTATTATAAATACATCCCATTTTTTTATCAATAAAACAAACTATACCATTAATTTCTTTCCTTTCTAAAATTGGTTCATTTTTATGAATTGCACTTGATAAATCAATATCTGAATCATTATCATCTAGATCTATCAAATTCTTACTTTTTGATTTTTTTTTTAAATCCTTTAAATATTTCTTTTCTAAATCATCATAATTAATATCATAATCAGTACTAACTTTCATTAATAAACTCTCATTCGATTTTACTATTTCTTCTAATAATTCTTGATGATAATTTTCTATAAATATATGGTACTCTGATATAAAATTATTTAAGTTTTTTGACATATTCTTGAAATTTAAATTAGTTTTCATTATTTAAATATAAACTTATATGTTTAAATAATAATGGATCTAATTTTAAAAAATGATAAATACAATCAATTACTATCAGAAATATCAAGTAACGTTGACCAAAGATGTAATATATGTAAAGAGGAAATATTAGTCGATTCATTTGAGTTATCTTGTAATCATAAGTTTCATAGTAATTGTTTAAGAAATTCATTTTATTGTTATGAAGAAGCAAAATGCCCACTATGTTCTATAAAAATTAACTTTAAAAATTATAAATCAAATTGTATTATAGAAAATTGTAAAAATAAAAGTTATAATTGTGAAATGCTTTGTAATACTCATTGTAATCAATACTTGAAAGCTATTAATAATCAAAAAAATAAAGAGAAAAAAATTAGAAATCAAAATATTAAAAAAATTAAAACTAAAATTGAAAAATTGAAACAAAAACAAATAGAAATTAGTAACGAAATATGTAAACTAGAAAGTGAAATTTTTGACTTAAACAATTATTAAGTATTTATATAAAAGATGGAAGATCAATTAGATTCTTTAAAAGATATCATTTATGATTATTTAGAAAATAATGAATTATATTACAACGACTTACAAGAATTTAAAAAAATTATTATCGAAAATATGGAATTTATCCATCCCAATTTAAATCATAAACTTATTGATAATAATTTTTTTAAATTAATTAATTTTAAATTAGAATATAATTTTAATGAAAAATGTAAAAATTTACATGATAAAAAATATACTCAAATACCAACTGAATATATTGATTTAGTAAATCATGTAAAATATATTGCAGAATTACCACAACCAGAACAAAGAACTCAAGAATGGTTCGATATGAGAAAAAATATGATTACAGCTAGTTGTGCTGCTCAAGTTATTGGAGAAAATCCTTATCCAAACCAAGGTCCTGATGAATTTATATTAGATAAATTAAATTTAGGTCCACCATTCATTGATAATAAGTTTGTCCATCACGGTAAAAAATATGAAGAAATAGCGACTAAAATTTATGAAAACATTTATAATATAAAAGTAGATGAGTATGGGTTAGTTCCGCATATATCTAAACCAAGAATACCATTTATTGGAGCAAGTCCAGATGGGATAGCTAGTCACTATGATTTGGAAAATAATTTTTCAGATATGGTAGGACGTATGTTAGAGATAAAGTGTCCATTAACGAGAAAGATAAAAACGAATGGTGAGGTAGATGGTGAAATATGTCCACATTATTATTATTGTCAAGTTCAGCAGCAGTTAGAGTGTTGTGATTTAGAGTATTGTGATTTTTGGCAATGTTCATTACAAGAATTTTATTCAAAGGAAGATTTATTAGAGGATGAGACAAGATTAAATTATAAGGAGGAACAAGATAAAGAATTAAATGTTCCAATAAATTGTAGAATGGGTTATATAATCCAATTATTACCAAAAAATAAGATTACTAAATTCTGTTTATTTGATGCAAAATATATTTATCCAGATGATGTAAACAAGTCTATATTAGAATATGATTTATGGTTATTAGACGAAATAACTAATTTACATAAAAAATATCCAGATTTGATGAAAAATTATGTTTTTGATAGAGTATTGTATTGGAAACTAACTGTTTGTCATAATGTTAAAATACAAAGAAATCGAGATTGGTTTAAAGAAAAGTACCCTTTGTATAAAGAATTATGGAATCGTATTACATTGTATAGATCAAATAAAAAAGAATTAAATAAATTTATTACTAATTATAATAAAAATAAAAAAAATAAAGTTGTTGTAGAAGATAATGAATCTAAGTTTATTGATACTGAATCAGATAATGAAGAGTCAGTTGATGATAAACCTGATAAATCTAAGTTATTTGTTGATTCGGATGAATCTGTTTAATAAATAATATTTATAAAAATTTATAAATATTATATAAAAAAAAAATATAATAACGAATTTTAATCGAAATACTTTTGATTTTAATTTGAAAAAGAACATATAATCTGAGTTATTTGTGGTAACAATGATTCAGGAATTAATTTAGGATTTTTAACCCAGGGAACACAAGTAAGCTGTCTTAAAGAAATTTTATGATTAAAATATTCTTCTTTACCTTTTACTGTTAAATATTGAACATCAATATCAATACTATTAGATATTACATTTTCAAAAGTTATTTCAATAGGAACGTTATTTTGTAAATAATACACTTTACTATTTGATACAATTATTTGTAATATATAATTTATATTATTTGATTTAATTTGAACATATTTTTTATTATTTTGTGATAATATAACATTATTTAATGATATTAATACCATTTTTGTTTTTATTGATTGATTTTGATAATATTACAAATTTATTTAGTTAAAAAATTTTTAAAGACTAATGATTAAAAACTTAATTTTTCAATTTTTATACTTTTTATATAACCTTATTTTTTATAAAAAAGTAGTTAAAAAAATTGAAAAATAAAGTTTTTAACATTTCTTTTAAAACAAGGTAGGTAACCTAACCTTTAAAGGAAAAACAAATCATTAAAAAAACAACAATCCGTAAAAGTAAAAAAACAATAACAAAAAACGAAAAAAATGGAAAATTCACAATTATCAAGATATTTAAAATGTTTAGTAACAAATGACTATTTGGATTTAAAAGAAGTTAATGGTAATCCAAATTCTATCATAATTAGAGAAGGTGAAGGATTAATTTTATTTCCTGAAGAAGGAAATAGAAAATATAAGATAAGAATTTATAATTGTGTTTCTAATGAACTTAAATTTGAAGAAAATATAGTAATACCTTGGTATAGAATAGGAAGTTCTGGTTATTTATATTGTAGTTCTATTTATGGTAGTTTTATTGTAAATGGTAAGAGAGGTGTATTTTATTGTCATAGTGGTAGTTATGATAGAGCAGTTAATTTATTAACAAATATTTTAGAACACTATGGAAACTTTGAAACTATGAGTTTTAATTATATTCCTGAAAACGATATGAATTCAAACAAACTTTATGAAAAAATTGATGTTTTAAAAAAGGTATTTGATGACTTATTAGAGAATGTTAAAGATAGAGTAAAATATTATATTAGTTCAAATAATACTCTTGACCTTGATTCATTCCATGTACCTTTATCAATTTAAATTTTTTTTTAAATTTTTTTTTATGATAATATTAATAAATTTTTATATAAACTTATTTTTTAACTTCAATATCTAATATCTTACAATTTACTTTATCATATTTAACTTTTAATTTTCTAAAATTATCCCATAATGACTTAGATACATCCTCTGATAACTCATTCTCTTCAATATATTCCTTTAACTTAATCTCTTTTTGTAATCTAATTAATTGAGACCAAGGAATCTTATAAGTATCATTTTCCATCTCTCGTAATCTTGCATGTAAACGCTTTTCATAATCCTTATCTCTTTTCTTTTTTAATTCTTCATAATATCGGTATTTTTCTTCCTTATTTGCTTCATATGAAAGAATATCTTTAATTTTCTTTTTACAATCTAAGTCTTTACAATCCTCTATAGCATTTAAAATTTGTGTAAGATTATTATCTTTTAAAATATTGTTGATTAAATTATTATTTTCCATATTATAATATTTTAATAATATTTTTTTAAATATATTATTTAAAATTATAAATTACTATATATGTCAAATATTAATTTATTGATTAAAAAATTTAATTTCAAGTAACTAATTTGATTCCTTTAGCTATAAAAACATCATACGTAAAATTATTAGAATAATTAATGCTTGGTGTAGCGATAAAATCGATAATCATATCATTATCTCTAAGTAATTTATTTAAATCATTCATGGTATTAGAGTTAATTTGTAAATTCATATCACCTACAATTATTATATTTTTATTTTTTGAATATTTAATAATTTCAATAAACTTTTTTAATGCTTCTTCATTATCTATTAATTTTGTATGAATATTAAAAATTTCTAATTTTTTATTACCAACTTTTAATTCATATCTAATATTTTGTCTTAAAGATTTCCCTTCACTAAATTGTTTTATTAGTTTATTTTTATTTTCATTCTTTTTAATATCTTTTTCCATTATACTTATATTTAAATTACTGTTTTTTTTTATTAATAAAATGGAATTAGTTTTAACCTTATCATAATCAGTTTTTAAATCAATTAATTTTAAATTTAATTTATTTAATATTTTATCAACTTTCTTATTTAATACATTATTTTCATATAAAGGATTTATTTCTTGTAATGTTATTATAAACTCTTTTTCTTTATTAACTTGTTTTAATAAAAATTTTAATGATGATTTTAATCTTTTGAAATAATCATCTGGATCTTCTTTATCAAAAATAATATCTATATAATAACCTTGTGGATATAATTTATTTAACATATCTAATTTATCATCCCACTTTCTATTGTTTTTTTTCAAAATTATTTCTAATGGTTTTAATTTACTAATTTTATAAATTTTATTAAATAATTTATCTACTATTTTTATATTATAAATATTTTTTTTATCATATAATTTTATATAACAATTATCATTAATTAATTGTTTTAAATCTTTATTTAATTTTTTTTTTTCATAAATAATTTTAGATAATTCCTTATATAACTTATCTTTATCAATATTATTTACTATATCTAAATTTTCTTGTGTTCTTAAAAATACTCCTATATCATTATATGATGCATATGATCTAAATATATTTCTTTGAGCAACATTTAAATTTAATATTTTTATATTTAAATTATTAAATTCTATATTAAATTTAGTATAATGATGATCTATGATACCAGTATTAATTAACTTATCATCTTTATAAGATAATTTTTTTTTTAATTGTAAATACTTACTTTTATATTCCAAATATCTTTTATGATACATATAAATAATAATATTTAAAAAATAATTATCAATTAAATATTAGAACTTAATAATGAATGAGCTTCCAAAAGAACTTGTTTATGAAATAATTTCATATAATGAAACTTATAATACTAAATTTAATGAAATAAATAAAAAATGTAGAACTATTTTTAGTAAAGATAAATATAAAAATTATGTTTATAAAATAATTAAATGGTATAAAAAAAATACATTTAATTTCAAATTACAATTATTTCTAAATAAAATGTATTTTATAAAATTTTTTAGAAAATATTATTCAATTGATAATTTCCGTATTTTTCCTGAATTTTTTATAAAAAAAATGAAAAGAAATGATTTAATCGAATACGTAAACAAAAATTTAAATAAAAAAGTTAACAAAAGAAAAAAAGTAAATTTAATAAAATTTATTTGTCATCCTAATATTACACTAGAAGATTTATGTAAAGTAGGTTGGTAGATATAAAAATTGAAAAATAAAGTACATTAAATTAAAATTTAAAATTAATCAAAAATATAATATAATAAACTCGTTAATTA